ACCGCCGCTTGGTATCATGTCAATCTTGAGTGCGTATTCGTAACTTAACGAGGTTAAAATGTCATTAGAATCAAAACAACAAGACTTGTCGATGCTTAAGGCAATGCTGTGGACTTCAGACCATATGTATTTAATGCAGAAGGCTATACTTGGTGACGCTACTTCTGTCGCAGCTTTGCAAGCCAAGCAAGATGAAATTACCACACTTGAAACTGAAGTAGCGGAATTAGAAGGATAGAAAATGGCTAATAATTACACTTGGGATTTCCCAGCACTAGACGTTTGCAATGAGGCACAGAATGGACACGCTGATTGCATACAGACAATCCACTGGCGGCTGACTGCTGTTTCTGACAGCGAGACTAATGCTGATGGTGAGGCACTTACCGTCACAGCCTATGGAACTGCTGGTGTAGACACACCAGACGAAGGTGACAGTGACTACGTTGCTTTCGATGACATCACAAAAGACTGGTGCAAGGCCAAGACGCTTGAGGCTTTGGAAAAGACAGAAGCTGAGATGCAGACAATGCTTGACGAGCAGATGACTGCGCTGGCCAACCCGCCAATGCGGCAGGCTGTTCCGGCTGGCTGGTAGATATGAACGAGGGAACCAAAGTCGGATTGGATGTAGCCGCTGGCACCGGCACCGCTGCGGCGTGGCTAGGTCACGCGCCTGACGTTGTGGCGATCTTCACTGGAGTGTACATTCTGGTGCGGCTTTGGGAAACCGAGACAGTAAAGAAGCTGACGAGGCGCGGCTGATGTGCTTGAGGCTGCTTTTTTATTGCTGGTGTTTGTTGACGACAGGAAGGTCAGCCCGGCGTGGTATTTCCGCGATCTAAACGACTGCGTCTATCTGGCGCAGATACTGCACAAACAGGGACCGAATAAAATAACAAGCTACTGCCTGCCAGTGGACGTGGACAAAGAGACGAAGGTGTTTGATTGATGCTTGCAGAACTTGCCGCCGCGAATGCTGCTTTTGCAGTAATAAAACAAGTCGTCAACAATGGTCAGGACATTGCCAAAGCTGGTAAGGCCATCGGCACATTCATGTCATCGAAGGAAGAGCTGCGCCGCGCTGGCAACAAGAAGCGGGCGCGTGGCCTTGGCGGTTCTGATCTTGAAGAATTTATGGCTCTTGAGCAGATCAAAGAAAAGGAAAAACAGCTCAGAGAGCTTATGATTTACGCTGGCAGGCCGGGGCTGTTGCGAGATTATGAGCGCTTTTGTAAAGAGGCCACAGAAGTTCGCGCCGCTGCTGCCAAACGCGTTGCAAAACGCAGAGCCGATATAAAAGAGAAAATAGGCGCAGGCGCGGTTCTTGCCCTTTTAGCTGCTGCCCTAGCGGCGATGATTTCTTTTGTTGTTTGGTTAAAAGGGCTTCAATAGGTGTCAACAACAACAGGTCTGATCGGCGAGTACATCACCGCCGCAGCGATACTCGAGCAGGAGGGCTGGCAAGTCTCGATGGCTCAACAGGACGACACCGACCTTGTGGCGTGGAAGGACGGCGTGTTTATGAGGGTGCAGGTGAAGGCGTCAACGCTGCGCTCGCAGGCAGACGGCAGGGCGCCGGGCTATCACTTCCAGACCGGCAGCGGCGGGAAGAAACGGATCAAGAGAGGCAGCTATGATATCTATGCTCTGTGCGCGGCCACCGACAGAAGGGTGTGGTTTCAGGCGCAATGCTGTATCAACCAACTGTCACTGCGTAAGGCGCGGGGGTTCTTTGCTGACCCGAATTTGGAGAGTGATAGCTGGGAACGTGCCGTGCAAATTGTGATGGAGTGCAGAAAATGAGCAAACTGATTGAGATGATTAGGCGCCACGAGGGTGTGGTGCCACACGCCTATCAGGACAGTCGAGGGTACTGGACCATCGGGGTGGGGCGCTTGGTGGATGAAGATTTGGGCGGCGGTCTGTCTGATGATGAAATCGACTACCTGCTGACCAACGACATAAACCGCTGCATCGAGGAGGCTCAGACCTACCCGTGGTTTGCCGGCCTCTCAGAGCCGCGACAGGCGGTCGTGATATCTTTGCTGTTCAATCTAGGCAAGCCACGCTGGGACGGCTTCAAGCTCGCGCAGGCGGCGATTGCTGCGGGTGATATGGCTGAGGCCAGCCGACAGCTTCTCGACAGCAGGTGGTCGCGGCAGGTTGGCAAGCGGGCGCATGAAATGGCGGCGCAGTTAGAGTCAGGAGAATGGAAATAATGTTTGCAGTATTAGCTAAAATCCTCGGATCAGGTGATGTAATCAAGCAGGGCATGAGCCTAATTGATGACATGCACACCAGCAGCGAGGAATCAATCGCGGCAAAGAACAAGGCAAAAACAGATTTGCTTGCGGCTTACCAGCCGTTCCGACTGGCGCAGCGTTACATCGCACTGATGTTTACCGCGATGTTCCTGTTCATTATGGCAAACGGTGTGGTCGGGGCTTTGTACGGCGTGATCGACATGCAGAATGTCGAAGCCGCCAAGGACTTTGCATCTTCGATGTGGCTGGGTGAAATCATGCTTGGCATAGTTGGATTTTATTTTGGGGGCGGATTGGCCTCAAGCATCAAAGAGAAGAAATAAAAAGACCCCGGCACTAAGGCCGGGGCAAGTTTCGGGAGGAAACGCGGGACATAACGCTGCCCGCAAGCGATTAGTCATCGTATTCATCTTCCGGCTTTTCTACAAGCCCTAATCCTTCGCAGCGTGGGCATTCAGTCATCCGATCCTCAAGATAGCCGCCGCGCGTGTAGTCGATGACGGCCATCTCTTGAGGGTATTCTCCCTGACCATCGCAGTCAGGGCATTCGATTGGGTCTATCATGACGCCAGCTTGAGGTGGCGGGACTTGCCCGCCTCCCTCTCCAGATGGCCCTTCGCCACAAGCTGGCAGATCAGCGAGTAGGCGGCGGTTTTGCTGCGCCCGGTCCTGTCCGCCACCTCCTGCACTGTGGGCGCATACCCGTAGCGTCTGATGTGGCGCGTTATCATTGCCAGCACGGTGTGCTGCTTCGATGTCAGCGGCTTCATTGCCTCACCTCCTTCACTGTCAGGGTTTTCTGCCGGGTCACGCTCTCAGGCTTGGCCGGTACTGTCTTTGACGGCTGCGCCCTTGACCGCCGCATCGGCCACTTGATGTAGAAGCTGGACCCGTCAACCGTGACGCTGCCCTCCTCGTGGTTGCCGAGTATCTCCTTGAGGCCAGCCTCGGCAATGTCGATCTGCTGCTCGGCAGCCTTCTTGTCGGCCTTGGCCTGCACCAGCATCTCCGCGTAAAATTCGCCATCCTCAATCTCGTTCAGATCGAGCGGCGGCGCACCATCGTCCACGCGATCCCACGCCACGTTGCCGTCAGCCGAGGTATAGACATTATACCAGTCGATGTCGCGCTTGCGCCGCTCGAACTCGTGGATGGCGTCAATTATGTCATCACGCATCGCATCGTCCACCCGGTACAGGAATATCCGAAGCTCATTACCACGATACAGGACGCACACGGCGCCCCAAGCGTAGCCGGTACACATTAGCTGCCCCTGTAGCTGCATTGGGCCTCTGTGCGGCGCCGGCACGTCCTCAGCGGCATTCGCCGTGACCTTTGCCTCCAGTACGCCAAGGCCGGTGGTGTCAACGCTGCCACCCTGCGGCACATAGATGCCGTTGGCCGGGTCGTGCGTGAACGTCTTGCCGCCCAGAGCCTGACCATCCAAAGAGCAGGCGAATGGCAGGTGGTCGTGGAAGATCGCCTCGTCAAACTCCGTCTCCAGATGCGTCAGGGACAGGCGCTTGGCTGCTTCGGTGAGGATCACGCCCTCAAGCGTGTCGCCCCAGAACATCGGCTCGTTCTGCGGCAGGTAGTCCGGCGCGTTCCCGGCCTCAGCTTCGATGGCCCTCTTGAGCGCCTCGTTGGGCGTTGCGTATGGGCTGCGGTTTAGGATCACCGGCAGTATTGACGCGGTGACGATGTTGTCTGGTGTTTTCTTACCTACCATTGGTTTGCTCCTTAAATCTGTATCGAACGTGTCTGCGGATCATCTTCCGCGAAATCTTTTTGCCGAGCCAATCACGCGGCCGTGTCGCCTCGAAGCTGACTTCCTCGCCAAGAATTCTGACGGCCTCGTCCCCAGTGAGGCGGGTGTCCTCAGTGACGAGGCGAAGCTCCTCCGCAAGCCTTTCAGAGCCGCCAAAGAACTTAGCCATCTCGATCAGGCCGGGCAGCCCCTCACGCGCCCTTTCTTGGGCTCTTTGGTTTTCACGCTGCCGCGCTAAGGATGGCGACAAGGGGATGTCAGCATAAAGACCACCCGGCACAAGCCAACACTGCCCGGTTGGAGCGTAGCAGTTTTGCCCTGTCCTCCAGAAAGACTTGCCGGCATAGCCTTCGTGGTCGTGGTTCACGACAAGGCGCTTGCGCGGGGTGATAGTCTCGATGGTGGTGACGTGCGGCTTCATCATCCTCCCCGCCCAAGTGTGCAGCACGACAACGGTGTCGCCTGCGGCTGGTGGGTGCGCCTCGTAGTATTCTTTCGTGCGAGGCATGTCCTGATACTTGTCACGCATTTCATAGCGCCAATTCATCATGTCATCTTCGGGGCGCAGGCCCGGAATAATATCTAGCCTCAGCATATCTGCGCCTCCGATTTTTCTGGTGTTTTCTTACCGACCATCTTGGGTCTCCCTTGTGAAAATATAATCTTCGTTTTCGAGCGTCTTGAGCCGGTGACAGCGGACGCACAGTGGTTGATAGATCGCGCGAGGGTCTAAGCCCTCGCGCACCATCCGATTGATGGCATTGGTGTTGTGCTGGCCGTTCTGCTTGACCGCTCCCCCGTGCCTGTGCGCCGGGACAATGTGGTCAAGCTCGAGCAGCCGGTGGTCGCTTTCGCCGCAGGTTACACAAGCACCGCCAACGGCGACTATCGCATCGGCCCTACGTTTTATGCGGGACTTGCGCTGGACCGTATCCTTGGCCCTCATTTCGCCGCACTATCGCATTCGAGGCGCTTGGCTTTAGACTTCCAGATGCCAGCCTGACGCCTGACGCCATTGATCTCGGAGCGATGCTCACGCTTGATGTTGACGACCACGTTCTCTTTGCTGGCCACCTCAGCGCGTAGGTCGGCGTTCTCCTGCTTGAGCGCTTCAATATGATCGCGCATTTGATTGATCTGCCAGTCTTTAAGGTTGTGACGGACAACGGCCTCATCAACGGCGAGGCGCAGGGTGGACAGCAGCTTCACATATTGCGGGGTCACGATGGACCCGGTCATGATGCTATTGTCCGCCTCGTCAATAATCTTCTTGTACGTTTCAATATTCACTGGTCTCTCCTTTTCTATTGACCAAATCGGGCGATGACCGCCCACCAAGTGTAGGACCGTGAAGCCTCTACGCCGGACACCCAGAGCCAGTCGATCCAGCCAAGGGTGAAGGCGGTCAGAATGACCGCCCCTAAAATGTCGTCAAAATATTGTCTCACAGTTATCTCCCTGTTGGGGCGGGGCCGTTAGGCCACCGCCTGTGCGTTAAGGTGTTCGGCGTTGCAGGTCAGAACACCCGTATGCTCAACAAAATCGTTAATCAGGGCGCGGCGCAAGTAACCATAAACCGCCCTAAACCCGCCACCGTGAGGTCTGCGGTACACGCCCTTTAATCTACTTGAAGGCAGATACCGATATTGGACATGATGCGCGATTTCATGCGCCACCACCCCCAGCAACCTAATCTCAGGCGTGTCGCACTTGGCAGAGCCGATGACCTTGCACTGTTGATAGGATTTGTACTCGTTGAGGAACACATCCCCCAGACGAAACAGCGAAATGTCGATGCTGATGCCGTCCCAGCCACCGTATGGGCGCTGTCCACGGCACTTGGTCTGAATCGTGACCGTGCCATTAAATGCTGGCAATTCATACTCAGCCTTTGTCAACTCGCGCAGACAGGCCAAGGCCATCTTGACGACAAGCCGATGCTCTTCTGGCGTTACGTTTTTGCCGCGCTTGTTACGAACTTGTGATTTAGAAAATGCCATATCAATCTCCCGTTGTTGGCTGTTGGGGCGGGGCCGTTAAGCCGCCGCCTTTTGTTGATTAATGATCTCTACACACTTCCAAATGATGACGCGATAACACGCTGCGTTGATTGACCATTTTGGGATGCCGCCATCAAGGTTGATGCCTCTTGAGATATCGTGGTTATTGAGCAAGGTTTCTGCGCAGTAACGAGAAACGAACTGACCAAGAACACGGCCATCAACGTCTTTGTCAAAATCATGTTCAGCGTCATAAAACTCAATCATTGGCTCAGCGTCATCGTGAACCAGACACATATCACGGCCATACCTGTCACCTTGAAACACAATGCGAACTGTCCAATCTAAATTTGTTTTGAAATCAGTAATTGTAAAAACGCTGGTCATCGGTGTCTCCCGTTTAGTTGTTCTATTCCTGTACTACTTATATATCAACACTTGACACGATATACAAGTAATATATGCTCTTTTTTATAAATTATTTTGCAGGAGAGTTAAGTGTCTGAAATCAAACCAACATTGCTGCGGCTCCGAACATCGACCGCAGCCGGATTGAAGGAAGAGTTGCAGTATTCGGCGCACCGAAGCATGTCCGCGCTCGCTGACGAGATCATCGAGATGGGGCTGCGGGTCAAGGCGCGGGAGCGGGCCGAGGCCAGTAATGCTGAGGCCGCAACCAAGCTGGCGGGCAGTGTGCGCTGATGGTAAATAGTCGCAACAAGGGCAAGTCCGGCGAGTATGAGGTGATTGCGATCCTCACCGAGAACCTCGGCGGCGGCGCCGACAAGCTGGAGTTTAAGCGCGACATTGAGCAGTACCGGCAGGGTGATCTGGGTGACGTTATATGTAACGACCCGGCGTTCCCGTTCACGATTGAGGTGAAGCGATACCGTCAGGGCGTACATGCACAGCCGCAGTGGTGGGATCAGGTCTGCACGGCCGCTGAGGCGTGTCGAAAGCTGCCGGTGCTGGTCTATCGCTATGACCGCATGCCGTGGCGTTGGCGCTTCCCCGTGGCGGCGATTGTGGGGATGTCTGACTACATCCCCGCCGGGGACATATCCGAACAGTATGATTGGCGTTACGCTATGGAGTGCGACACCGAAACAGCAATGATGATAATCAGGGAGCATTTAGCCGATGTATGAGACTATTTTAGCGTTTTGCTTTGCGATGAAAATAGGCGGCGAGCCAGCCAACCCGTGCTGGATGATGAAAGAGGACACCCGGTTCTACACGATAGAGCAGTGTCAGCATTATGCCGAGCGCCAAGAGGCGACAGTCGCCGCGAGGCTGGCGCAGAACTATGACATGCCGCCAGTGGTTAGCGTTCAGTGCGGCGCATATGAGGGGATGAAGTGAGGCCCAAATACGAGACACCCGGCGACCTAGCCAATGAGCGGCACGTTGCCGGCGTTATGGACGGGCTGGGCTACGGCCTTGAGAAGCTGCCGATGCAGTACCGGCTCGACTTCGCCATCTTCAAGGACGGTGACTGCCTCGGCTTCGCTGAGGTTAAGACGCGCAGCTTCGAGATGAACAAGTACCCGACAGTGATGATATCGCTGTCAAAGGTGATGACCGCAAAGGTCATAACCGAAACCACGGGATTACCCTGCTATCTGATCGTTAAATATAGCGATGTGATATCAAGGCTTGACTTCTCCGATCCGTATGAGTTACGGATGGGGGGCAGGGCAGATCGCTCAGACCCACAAGACCGGGACATCTGCGCGTTCTACCCTATCGAGCGGTTCACTATTGTGAGCCACATATAGTTGTCGTTATCGTTAAGGAGATAAAGAGAAAATGGCACTAGGATTTCCAACGCAGGCCACCGGCTCAGGTGGCGACATTCTTCCAATAGTAAAATGGGATGCCAAGGGCGGCGATCTGATCCGGCAGGATCGGACGCAGGGCGCTGACGGCATTTGGGTGAAAGATGAAAGTGAGGTCAGCTTACCAGTCAAATTCGTTATGGACCTCGAGAGGATCGAGGTTGGGTTTATCTCATTCGCATCAGGAGCGCCTGACTTCCGCGTGGCAAAGATCGGAGAGACGCGCCCGGAATGCCCGCCTGACCTTGGGGCAGACGGAAAGCCGGCCTTCAAGCCGTGCTTCCGGGTTCGTATCTGCAACAAGGAGTTGGGCGTCAGGGAGTTTAGCCACAGCGCCAAGACGGTGCTGCGCGTTATGGATGATCTGCACAACCAATATGAGGCTCAGAAGTCGGCTAATGCTGGTCTGGCTCCTGTTGTGGAGATTGCAGGCACTGAGGTGGTCAAGATCAACACGCCGCAGGGCGAGTTACGCTTCAAGGTGCCTCAGTGGTCGATTACTCAGTGGGTTGAGAGGCCCGCTGCAATGGATGGCCGGCAGGCTGAGGCTGCGCCGACACCACCTGCGCCAGAGGTAGTCAGCGCCGCCGTAGCGGCAACGCCACCTCCCGCTGCTTCGGCTGGCGGCGACCTCTTCTAGCGCAGTAGCGGGCGGCGGGGTGTTTCCTCCCTTTAGCCTCGCCGCCCGTGCCTACCCAAAGGGAGAGCAAAGGGAAATTGCTATGACACAGAATATTGCGGCACATGCCGAGCGCATCGCCAAACACTATTGGGGCGAGCCAAACAAGAAGCTGTCGAAGAAGGGGTTGCTGCGCTGGGGCAACGCTGGCTCTAAGGAGTTGGACATCCAGCGCGGGGTCTACTTCGATTTTGAGGAAAATCACGGCGGGGGTGTGGTGGACATCGTGCGCCGATATGGGCGCCAGACGATCACCGGCTCAGTGGCTGAGACGTTGCAGCGTGACTTCGGCATAACGAAGCAGACGGCGGACTCGATGCAGCCCGCCAAGTACATCGAGAAAATCTACGAATACTATGACAGCGATGGCGATCTGCGGTATCAGGTGCTGCGCTATCAGCCCAAGTCCTTTAGGCAGAGACGCCCGGACGGTAAGGGTGGATGGCTGTGGAACATGAACGATGTGGAGGCGCTGCCGTACAATCTGATTGACATGCTCGAGCAGCCGGACGCGCCGGTGTTCATCGTTGAGGGTGAGAAGGCGGCGGAGCGGTTAATGAAGCTGGGCCTAGTTGCGACAACGTCACACGGCGGGGCCGGCAAGTGGTCTGACGCACTGGCGCCATATTTCGATGGGCGCAACGTGGTGGTGCTAGCAGATAATGATAACGCGGGGGAGAGACACGCCGATCAGGTGGTGCGCTCAATCTGGGGCAGGGCCAAGGCGGTCAAGCGTGTTGAGCTTGCCGGGTTGCCGGAGAAGGGCGATGTAGTGGACTGGCTTTTCCAAGGCGGCACCGCTGAGAAGCTGATGGAGGTGGTCAGGGCCACGCCGGCGCTGGATAATGCGCCAGCGGAGGCAGAGGCCGCTGACGAGGCTCCAGAGGCGGAGGAGGAGGGCGTCCTAAAGCCGTACAAGCTGATGGATCAGGACGCGGTGTGGTCTATGCCGCCGGTCGAGTTTCTGGTTGACGAGCTTATCCCTGAGCGTAGTTTTTCGATGATCTACGGGGCGCCGGGCAGCGGCAAGTCGTTTCTGGCGATTGATATGGCGCTCAGTGTGGCGCACGGCGTGGACTGGCAGGGCAAGAAGGTCAAGCAGGGTCCAGTGCTTTACATAGCGGGTGAGGGTATGGGTGGCTTTGGAAAGCGCTGGAAGGCGTGGAGCATGCACCACAAGCTCGACAAGCGCCCGGAGATGTACCTTCTGCCAACGGCGGTCAACATGTTGGACAGCGAGGACGTGGCGCGGCTCAGGCTCACCATCGAGGAAATGGACAGGCAGTGGGCGCTGGTCATCGTGGACACGGTGGCGCGGTCTATCGCCGGGGCTGACGAGAACGCGGCGCAGTCGATTGGCATGTTTGTGCAGTCGTGCGATGCCATCAGGGAGGTGGCGGGCGGCACGATGCTGGCGGTCCACCACAGCGGCAAGGACAGCAGCAGGGGCGCCAGAGGCAGCAACGCGCTGCTGGGTGCGCTAGACACAAGCATCGTGGTCGGCAAGCTGGACAGCGTGGTCACGATCAAGGTGGAAAAGCAGAAGGACGCCGAGCCGATTGACGAGATGAACTTCAACATGACGACCGTGCAGGTAGGTGTCACCGACACGTCTGTCGTGCTGGAGCGCACGGACGCGCCGGTGGATGCGCCCAAGCGCAGGAAGCCGCTGGCAGCGAGCCAGAAGCGGGCGCTGACGGCGCTACAGAACCTGTGTGCAGAGCGTGGTGTCAGGGTGCCGATTGGCGAGTGGCACAAGGCTCATGAGCGTGACTGCCCCGACACACATACGTCTACACGCAAGACTGCGCGTGATGCGCTGGTGGATGGCGGTTTTGTGGTCATTGCGGACGGTATTTGCTGGATAAACAGTGAGTTAGGTGAGTTGTGAGGTTGATACGGCGTGGTGCGCCGCCGATACGGAAGTTGTTCTAGTTTGGATTTTTGGGTGATGGCGGATAATAGAACACGATACGGGAAACTGTTTGAGACGCCTATCGTTATAAAACAGATAGTTATGATAGCAATTCCCGTATCAACCGTATCGGTACGGAGTGTCCGTATCGGTGCGGTACGGTACGGTCCCCCTATAGGGACCGTATCGCCGTATTGGCCGTATCAGTATTTTGGTAAAGGAGGTGATTATGGCTGTTAGAAAGAGACCGAAGAAGGCGCCGAAGGGATTGGACGCTAGGTTCTATCCGAATGAGCGAGACGCGAGGAAGTGCCAGAACGCTCTGGTGGAATACGACAGGGTGGTCAGGTCGTATGAGGCGAAGTGGGGCATTGACCGATTGCCCGGATTGGTGGATGCCGAAATGCGGGACCGCTGGTGGCAACAGTGGGATAAATTGAATGCGGCGATTGAGAAGGGGTCGGGTCCAGAGGTTGAGCATGCGGTGGAGGTGACCATTCGGGCATGTGGCGTTTTGGAGGCCCGAGCCATTGAGCTTGGGGCGAAGCCGCTCACCGGGGATCGGTGGGAGTGCCAGCTACCAGACGGCGGTGTGCTGGCGATTGTCAGGGATGCCGCCGAGGTGATGCCGGTGCATAGTGAGGGCAGGTACGATCAGGTGTACTGTATGGACG